TCAAGATAGAGATGCGTGTTATTTAGCCTTGATGGGATATGGGTATAGTCTTAGAAATTTTATGTTTAATCGGTTATTTACAGTTGATGTAGCTTCTAATCAACAACTGTATAATGAGTTTACTTATAAGTTTACATCTGATTATTCTTTTAATGTTGATAATGGGATTACATCTCTTAGTAAGTTACAGGATTATATAGGGGCATCAATCGATACTTCTACATGGAAAAAGGTTTCTCATAATCGAAGAATAAGTCTTGTAGATGTAGGGAAGATAGTAGACTCTATTAAGAGTAGTAGGCATTGTTATAATTTATCTGCTACTACTGAATTTCTCGTTGAGAGATTAGAGGACTTTTTCTTTGATAATTTAATCTCTTTTAAAGATAATAATGGTTTTAATAGGAAAGCTAATTTTACAGATTTTATACCAATTGTATCATTTGATTTCTCTAAGAGTGGTAAAGTTAAATTTTATAGTTCTAGTGGCTATATTATTGATAAGACTATTTCTGATATTGAAATTAAAGATTTATACAGTGCCATTGTAACTGAGAAGATGTTTGATAGTGTTAAGATATCTAAAAATGAGTTTAACTATGAGCAGTTTACACTCATAATTGGTAAGTAGTATTGTTGTACTGTATGTATGATGTATAATATATAATAATATAATGTTAATATGTAGCACATTCTATATAGGTAGAGTGTGCTATTTTGTTATAGTTATGGGGGATATAAGATTTGGCTACGATTCAAGAGCGTGTGGAAAGTATTATTGAATCATTACATATTAGAGAGGGTATGATTCAAACCGCTAAAGCACAGAAGAGTATATTAGATTTCAAACCTAAGTTTGAAGTATTTTATTATAGTGATAGGAAAACAGATAATGCACCATCTAAAGTATTGAATGGGGTAAATAAGAACATTAAAGTCAGTTATGCGACATATTATGGTATTTTTGAAAACTATGTTGTTTTTGCATATAAAGATAGTAATAACTTAATGTATCAAGAGGGGTATGTGTATAAATTCAAAACAGGAGAGGATGCTAAGGCTTTTTATGATGGTGGTATTGATAGGGGTAGCATGGAAATTATTAAAGGTACTACTGTTGTTGCACCATGTTTATATTCATTAAAAGATAAAAAGTTCATGTCTGTACGTGAGGCGGTTGAGGATTTAGCGAATGGGTATGTGCGAGATGCATTATCTTCATTAGATAAATATATTGGTATGAATTCCATTCCTTTTGATGTTGTTGACGTAACATATGAATATAGTGTCATGGGTGTTGATGGGATTAAATTATATGAACGTGGTTATAACTGCAGTCTAAGTGTTAGGATTAAACTGAAAGATTCTAAATATCCTGATAAAGATACATTTAAAGTGTTATCTAATTCTGTTGATAGGTATGTTAATATGGGTGCGATTACAGGCTTATCTAATGGTAGTAAGCATAGTGATTATATAACTATGCATAGTTATTTGTGTAATTAGGTAGTACTAATATTGATTATTTTTTGAATAATTTTGTATAGAATTTTATTATTGATGGGGTAGTTCAATGAGTTATTCAAGTATTATAGAGTCTTTAGGTTCGATGAGGATTAATGAGAGTTTACATTTAGGAGAGGCAGATAGGTTATACAATAGTTTTATAAAAAACGATTTTTATCAAGGTTCTAATTTTTTAGATTATGGTAGTGAAGTTCCTATGTTTAACGAGTCACCTTTTGACTTTAAAGTTAGTACATTTGAGGTTGGTTCTTGCAAGCTTAATAGTGCTAGTGGTGGCAAGTTTTTTGCTAGAAAATTGTCTGAGAATAAAAAAGATTTTTATTTGATGATTACTTTTGTAGATACGAGTTCTATGATTACTATTGTTAGGTGTGCAGTTCATAAATGTGATAACGAGGGAATTGCAGATGCTATTATTAGTGGTAGTAAAAAGTTAAAATTAAAAAAAGTTAGCGATAAGATAGATGGTTGCGATTTAGTAGCAAATACATACTATAATTTAGGTAAAGACTTTATGTATAGAGATAGTCTTAGCTTTATTGGAACGTTCGCTAGTCGCATTGTAGGTTATATGTCTAATGCATATAAAGGTAGATTTGAAGCTGATTTCAAAAAAGTACTTGCAATGTCAGATGGTGTTTATTTAAATTTAGACCTTGATAATCATATGTTTACAATTAATATTGGATTCAAGGTGAAGGATAATCTTGAAGAGTCTTATAAACTATTAAACTCTAATAATGGTTCTAGTGGTGTTAAGGTAGGTAAAAAAGGTTCTGCTTTGACTTTGTCTTATAAGTTATAATTTACTAGGGTAGGATAATGAATAAAAGAAATAGTATATTAGAATCACTGTCAGAGGGAATGTTAACTACAGCTGTTGCTAAAGGTAAAGGTGCTGTAACAGATTTCTTTAGTGATTTGTTAAAGGGTAAAGTTCCTAAAGGAATTGCTATAGAGAATAATATCAATAAGATATATGAGACAGATAGTAGGGCAGTTAAAGTGTATAGGTCTAAGATTATTAAATCTAAGGCTGTAAAGAATTTAACATTTAATGAGTTACCTAATGGGTATGTAAGTGTGGTATTTAATGATTTAACAGTTAAACGAGCAATGGTTATTCATATAGACCCTATGGATTTAGAAGATTTCATTGAAGATGCGTTAACTTTTGATACTGATTATATCGATTTTATGTCAGATATTGATAGCAAGTATACAGTATTGTGTGATGTAGTATGGGATGATGTTAATAATAAGTTGTGTCTAACTGTTGAAGATACTATTAAGGTATTTTTACGTAAGTACTTTGATAACAATAACAAAACTAAGTATACTACTTGGTTTATATCTTATAATTTAGACTCTATGCTTTCAAATATAGATGGGAAACTATTTATGCACCCGTCTGGTAAGGCATTGATATTATATTTTAATGCTGATGTTATTGATAAGAATAGGTTTTCTGATTATGTGAATTTATTCCCTAGTTTGTCTGGTGATTTTCAAAGTACATGTGCTGTGAGTGGTGATACAGCTTTAATTCAGTTGAGGATTAGAGATTAAATATGAGTAAACGTAACAGTATATTAGATACTCTTTCTGAAGGGATGTTGACCACTATTAAAACAAATAAAGGTGGTATATTCTCTGAGATTAGTAAGGGAAAGATTGATACTAAATTTAATAAAGTTGTAACAGGTAATATGATATATGATACTGTTGCTGAAATAGTGTTAAGACGAAGAGAGATTTCTTCTAGGGTCGTAGATAATAAAACATTCTGTGATTATGGCGATGGGTATATTCTAGTTGTATTTCATAAGTTAACTATAGCTAGAGGTGTATTGTTAAAGACATATTTTAATTCAAGGCATTTAGAAAATACAATATCCAAAGTATCATTATTACCTAAAGACTATCAGAGTTTTATTGATAAAGTCGATAGAGTGTTTAGGGTTTCTGCTAATGTAATGTATGACATTTCTAGTCATAGAGCATGTCTTAATATTGGTCATTGTATAAAGACATTCTTTAGTGTATGGTTTAAGGTAAATACAACAACTGATTTCAGAAAGTATTTGGTCAATGATACTAGGTTGATATCTTGCATTAAAGTTGATAGTGTATCGATTGGTGACTCTAGTGGAATGGATTGGGTGCTATCTTTTGGTTTTGACGTTGTAGATAGAGAACAGTTTAAAGTGGCTAAATCTTATCTTATCGATAAAGTAGATTATATGTCGTGTCATGAAGACTTTTCTGATAAAGTTGCAGTTGATTTTTATATTATTTAGAGGGTTATATGTCAGTAAATAGAAATATCTTAGATTCGTTAAGAGATATACATGAGGGAATGTTATCTTCCATTAGTAATAATAAATCACTTAGTAAAGATGGTGAGGTATGGCTTAACGCTATTATTAAGCGTGATATTAGTAAAGTTCCTAAAGATAGTATAGATACATTTAGGATGTTCAATAAATCTAGGTTGACTAATGGTAGTGTGAATCGTAAATCTACTAAAGAGACAGCGACGCAGAAAGTCAGTTCTAGTATTGTTGATACAGTGTATTGTAAGACGTATGATGTTGGTAATACACATTATATAGCGTATTTATTTTCTTCTAAGGGTGCTACAGGGTATTTACGTGCCGTTGTACATGAGTCTGATGAGGATACAATAGCTAAGTTACTAGATGAATTTAAGTCAGGTAAGAATACAACTAAAAAAGTTATTGATGTTGATAGTATTAGGGGTTGTAATTGTGTAGCTAATACATATTATAATTCTATTACATTTGAGTTCTTTGATAATGTAAATACATTTATATCTGAGTTGTTTGATGTGTTTCTTAGCGTTGTTTTTATTGCTTTTGATTCATTGGATTTAGAGGTACTTAAAAAAATAATTACTATTAGTGAGCCTTTTATTTATTTAGATGATATGGACTATGCTATGGAGTTAAATTTTGTATCTACAGATAAAACAGTATTACCTAAAGTGTATGATTTATTGTCATCTATTTGTAGTGAGAAGTATTTAGTTAAAAGTTCTCATTATATAGGTTTACGTTGGGAGTTATAAATGGGTTATTTTAATATTATAGATTCACTTAGTGATAAAAGAGTAGATGAGGGCATGATATCTTCTATCTCAAAAAATAGTTCATCTATTGGTACTGATAAACTACTTAAAGTATTATTGGATTTTGATATACAGTCATTACCACGTAAGAATATAAAGTCTAACTTGTCTTTTTACAATAAATCACCTTTTAGTAAGATAGATTCTGTTGTTAAATCTGATATGCTGCCTGCCGTAAAGCGTAGGACTTATTATATTTATCATTTAGTTGATGGTAATAAACATTATATTATGATTTCTGCATCTTCTTATAATGTGCTTAGTGGTTTATCTAGGTGTTTCATTTATGAGGCACTAGATGAGAGTGTTGTAGACTATATTTGGGATTTAGTAGATAAAAATAAATTAAGCGTTGATATTAGGCATTTAGGGTCAGGTTTAAGAGGTTGTAAGATTGTTGCTGATACATATCATGTTTTTGGTAGTAAATTGTTATCTGGTGTGTATGGTACTCTAGATGATATGCGTATCTTAAAAGATACAGAAGATGTATTAGGCTTATTATTTAGAAATAGTATAGTCTTAATCAGTAATGGTTATAGTGGTTCTTATGAATCTGACATTAAAGATATAGTTTCTTCATGTGTTGATTGTGGTGTTACACTCGTAGATGATACATTATCTTTCATGCTTGATTTTGATGATATTGAGCATTGTAAGGAGGCATATATCAAGTTTAATAAGAATTTAACAGGTAAAAGTAGTGTGTACACATTCTACAAGGTGGGTACTAAGCAGATTGCATTTGATTTTTATATTTAATATGTGGTATGATGGGTTATTTTAATATTATAGATTCATTGAATGATGTTAAAGTTAATGAGGGTATGACAGAGTCTATACCTAAGAATAAAAATAAAGATAGTGATAAGTTAGTTAAAGCTTTACAAAGTTGTGATATAGATTTTATACCTGATAAATATATTAAGTGTTATAAGTCTTTTTACAATAGGTCAAGTTTTAGTAAGAATTTTGTAGATAATGTTATTAAATGGACAGGTATGTTAAAGAATAAAAGTAATAATGGTGCTAAACTTTATATGCTTTGTCTTGGTGATGGTGGACGTTTCTTTATGGTTTTTGAGGCACCGAGGTTTTCAAGATTATCAAGGTGTTTTGTTTTTAAGGTACCAGATGAAGCTACTATGGAGTCTATTTTTGAACTTGCGAATGATGGGAAAATGACTTTTGATAAAGATAATCCTAAGTTAGATGGGTGTAAGTTGATAGCTGATACATATTGTATTCATGATGTGTTTACAAAATTTGATAGAGGTGAAATTATTGGTGTTGATACACGTTTGCTAGGTGATACTGTTGTTGTTATGGAGACTTTGTTTGAGGACTTTGCAAAGGTTTTTAAGTTTAACTATAAAAATGATAGCTATGACTTTGTTGTTGGAGAAATAGCTAAAGCATGCGTTAATTATGAGATTTCATTCACAGAAGTTGGTTTTGTAGTTACACTTGATTTTGGTGTGGCTAAGGAACGCAACAGAATAGAAATGATTCTAAATAATAGAAAAGGTGGTCATTCTCTCCGCTTTTTAAAAGATGGTAAGAGTAAGATTAAATTAAGTGGAGGGTTTATATAGTATGTATAGTAAAAGTATTAGTACAATTTTAGAGGGGTTACGTAGTGATTCCAAAGTAATGGTAAATGAATCAGTTTCATTAATTAAAAGCATTGTAGATAAAGACTTAAAAACATTGTCTAAGTGTAGTATTAAGGGTGATACTAACTTTGGTAAACATAGTAAGTATTATCTAAATGTGATGAGGGGGGTTAATAAAGGTGACTTTAGTGAGTTACATTTTTCTAATGGCACATATGTAAAAGCATATACAAGTGATAAATCTGTTATGTTGTTATTAAGTCATTTAGTTGATATCTCTCCTAAATATCATTATATGAGTAACTCATTTATTCGTTATGAGTTTGATAGTAAAGAGACAGCATTAGAATGTTTTAAAGAATTAGAGGGTGGTAAATATTCATCTGTAGATGATGCATTAGATACTACGTATGATATTATCATGACATATAATGGTAAAGATGTTGAACGTCATGTAGGTACAGAGAGTGGTAAAGCAAGTGCTAGTGCTGGTGCTAGGGTAGTTTCTGCATTACAAAGTGTGTTTGATGAGTGGGTTAATACTGAGTATGGTAAGTCTGTTGAAAATTTACCTGTGTTACATGATTGTTATATTAATGGTGATGTAGAGTATATCTCTAAACATAAAATTCCATTGTTAGATGTATATGTAACTTATTATATGGAAGATAAAGATACAGTTGATGGGTTTATACATATCTTTGGTTCTAGGTTGAATGGTTATTATAAAGTTGATAAGGATAGTGTTGTAATTACGCTACCTAGTGGTATTAAATAATGAATAAAAGAAATAGTATATTAGAATCACTGTCAGAGGGCATGTTACAAACAGCTAACTCAAAAGAGGTTAGTAAAAGTAGTAGAGCAAAACTTTTTTGTGATACTGTAGTTAAGATGAGGGATGGGTATTTAGAAGATATATTTGACTTCTTTGATGGCATTACTTTTAGTATAACTAAGTATACTAAGCCTACATTTAGTAAGATGACATGTGATAATAGTTTATTTAAGCCTATTTATTGTAAAGGTTGTTATATTTACTTTACTACAGATTACAAGTCTGAGATACGAGTGTTTGTGGAAAATCCGTATTCTAATGAGTATACAGATACACAGGAGCGAGATGATAACATTCTTGTTTATGATGGTGGAGTTGGTTCTGCAACAGAGGAATTTGTTAATGACTTAATTAGTTTTGTGGATGGCAAGTGCAATACAATCGATGCGTATGTAAATCTTATTGATAAGACTTTAAGAGATGAAGGTTTTAGTTATAAAGGAACTACATTGGGGTTTGAATTGGTTTCTGCTACACGTGATGATGATATCAAGTTTGGTAAATATTCTACACTTGTTACATGCTTAGGCGAAGAGTTCTTTAATGCAATTACTGATGATGTGATAAATGCGATTTCAGATGTGTATTGTGAGGTATATCTAGAGAGTGTATATTCTAAATTAAAATTACCTACGTTAGGTTGTAGGTTTAAAATAGAGTTCGCATCTAATGGTGATGCTAAGGACTTCTATAAGAAGATTAGAGGTATTGGTGTAGAGAAGTGGGTTAATAGAGTCATTCTTGTATTGGTACTATAAGAGTGAATCAACTAAAGGTGTTAAGCGTTGTTGTATTGATAGTGAGTTATATAAGTATGTAACTATTACAGGCATTATCTTTAAAAATTTGTGCTTTGGTAATACATCAGATTTACAAATAGATGTAGTGTGTTCTATTAATAGTGGTGATGATAGTAAGGTACGTGATTTAGTAGATACATTAAATACACCTATGAACATGTTCGCACATATTAATGGTGGCTCTCTTGTCATTAGTTTATTGTTAAAATCATAGATTTTTATTGGTTTATTTGTTATATAGTAATGTGTTTACTTTTTATAGGTGGTTTTTAATGAGTATACGTAACAGTATATTAGAGTCATTATCCGAGGGTATGCTTTCCTCTACTAATAATTCTAATATCAAGAGTTTTATGGGACTTGCCAATGGTAAAATTCCTAAAGGTGTTGAAGTTGAGTGTGATAATGGCATTAATTTCAAGATTCCTAGTAAATATGCGAGTGTATTGACGAAGAAACATAAACCTTTGAAGAGGTTTGGAAAAGTCAATGTATATAAAATAGGTGTTCATGATAAAGATAGTGGTGCATTATTAGTTGAGTTTGCAGATACACCGTTACCTATAAATGTGTGTTTGATGTTTAATTCTCTTTCTGATAGATTCGATGTTGCTTGTGATAAATTACAGACAGCCTTTAATGGAGGTGTAGATAGAACTGTTACATTAGCTGAGTCTTTAGGGTATTTAAAAATTGGAATAACATATAATACAGTTAAGGGAAATGGTACTTTTTGTACTGATATTGTAGATGTTGTTAAGTCTTTTATCAATGCTTATGGTAGTGATAAGTATGAGAGTGATTTACGTAAATATTTAATTGATAGTGATTTATATAATTATGTTACTCCTTATACCATTGTATTCGGAAGTTCACTTATGCTACATAAAAAGCCTAAGTTACATTTAGATTTGTTTTTTAAGATTCAATCTAAGGACAATGTTAGTAAGATTGTGGATACGTTTAAAGATGAGCATATTTATATTTATGGCAATTTTGCAATAATCACTTTATCATTAGAGGGTTAGAAATAGTAGTTTATTTGTTATATATTAATGTGTTTACTTTTTTAAAAAGAGGTATAGTTAATGAAAAAAGTTTTAGAAGCTTTAGATAATGAAAGTACAGTAGTACATTTAGATGAGTATATTCATGATACAGTAGAGATTGAAAACATTGTACGTGATACATATGATGGTACAATTAATGCACTTGATGTAACATTGGTAGATAATGCTTTGACAGTTAAAGTGTTGTCAGATACAGAAATGGGCGAAGAGGTTTCTGATGCTGTGTTATCTTATTTAGAAGATAAAGCTAGTTTTGATTATGAGTGTGAGTTTAATACGAGTAGTGTTCGTGTAGGTGGTGAGCAATACATTCAATCAACTATTAATATCACTGCTACAGATAGTACTGTTGAGAAACGTAAGGTAGTAGAGTCTGTTGTTAATGAGTCACTCTCTGTTTCAGATATTATGAGTAGTGATGCATTTTCATTGTCTTTTGAGATTTTAAAAGAGATTAAGTCAAGTAGTAAGCCTTTCTTTAATATGAATACGTTTAATTCAGTGGTTGCCGACCAAGTTGAAAAATATATTTGTGGTTTAGAATCTTTTGCTGATGTACTTGATGAATACAAGTATGAGTTAGTTGATGGTGGATGTTCAGTTTCTGTAAAGCCTAATGTTTCATTTGATTTCAAGGATAGGTCTTATCAGTATCAAGCAATGATTGAGTTAAATGTTGGTGATTCTTCTATTATTAAAGAACTTATCAGTAGTTTGAAGTCTAATGTAAAAGATTTTGTTAAAATTCAAAATAAGGGTAATACAGTTTATATCGCAACTAAGTTCTTTTAATTAGTTGCAAATTTTAAGTATATTAATGTATAATGTATTTATAGTGATATGTTAGTCCACGTAAGATATTTCAGAGCATACACTAGATATTTTAAATTCACATAAGAAAGAGGTTCATAGCATGAATAAAGTAGAATTAGCAGAAGTATTGGTTAATAAAGAATTAGTAGGTACTAAAAAAGTAGCTGTAGAGGTTGTAGAGACTTTGTTTGACACAATCACTGAAGAAGTTAAAAAGGGTGAAAAAGTGTCTATTCATGGTTTTGGTAGTTTTGAGCAAGTAGTACGTTCTGCTCGTAAGGGACATAATCCTAAGACTGGCGAAGAAATTACTATTCCAGAGAAAAAAGCACCTAAATTCACAGCGTCTAAAGTATTGAAAGAATCTGTTAACCAATAATATAAGGGTGGTTTAATGGGAATTTTAAATAGTGCTAGTGTTAGCATTACAGAAGCTTTATTAGAGAAACGTAGGTCTATTAATGAGAATGTTAAAGAGACTGAGTTTGAAAAAGAAGCCAAAGAAGAATTTGAGGAAGATTTAGATAATCAAGAGGTTATTGAGGGTTCTGAAAATTCCGATGAAGAGGAAGAAGTTACAGAGGGTAGTGAGGATAAAGTATCACCTGTAAATCTTATTATTAATGCTAACTATCAAAAGTTAGTCGGTAGTAAGTACTTCTTTGTACCTGATACTGAAAATGATAATTTTGAAGAGTATTCATTCTTTGTTTACGCATTGACTAATGATGGTGTTGGTGACGAATCACAGGGTGTAAGTGATGTTACAAAAGTTGTAAAACGTGTAACTAAAAAATTCTGTGGTGATAGTCTTAATGATTATACAGGGCCTGATGTTAATAGGGTTAAAACTAAAGAATCAGATATTCTTAAATTTAAAGTTACCTATAAGGTATCTAAATAAGGTATATTATGCAAGAGAGTGTAGATTAAGTTCTACACTCTCTTTTTATTTTATACTTGTAATATTTTGTAAAGTCGGTTATAATTAGTGTGTAAAAGTTCATATCATTGTTATTACAGTAAAGGAGATTATATCATGAGTGAACATAACCAATTTAAGTTGAAACAATATTCTGATGTTTTTAACAAGAAAGTAGTGTCTGATTACTTATATCTTGTTGGTACAAGTGGTGCTTATAGTAGTGCTATTAGTAGTTGTGGTTCACAGGCATTATTTGAATCTACCTTTTTAAATGGTGGTAGTAGTGATAAGATTGCATCGCATTATCGATATTTTAAAGATATCACTAATTACATTCGTTGTGTAAATGGTTGTGATATCGCTAAGATGGACGTTTTTGATTTATTGTTTGTCTTAGCACAGGGAAGTCGTAAGATTAAGTTGGATTCATTTATTAATAATGTGTTTATTCGTCATTATAATATTCAACTACTAAATCACCTATATTATTTGTGTGATGGTGCTAGTATCAGTTATTCTGAGTATGAGAAGCGATTTGTAGGTATTTATATTTCTTTATTTGGTAATGAGGCTTATGAGGATAATACTGATTACTTTGATGATTTTATGGATACTACATATTCTTTGTTGTATACATTCTCTAAACGTGCATCTGAGGTATTTTCTGATGAGGAGTTTGAGGATTCTTGCGTATTTAGTCCTAAAATATATATAACAACAAATATTAGATTATTGAAGAGTGATAAATATAGGTCTAAGGGTGTTTCATTGCATGCATCTTCAGGTTTGTATTTCTTAGTGTTGGAACGTGCGATGAAAAATGCATTTACAATGTCAAGAGAGGACAATATAGAGGATTTGATTTTGTACATTAAAAATCATACTGTTGAGGGTGTTGAGTGTGCATCCAATGATAGGACGATTCGTCAATTTTTAGATACAATGTTTGACTATTTGGGTTTATTGTCTAAGTGTGATGAGTTTGTTAAATCTATCATGAGTGGTGCTGATTTTAGTGAGTTAGATAGGGATTATAAATTACATAAGTATGGAATTACTGATGTAGACGAATTAATTAATACTATCAATACTGAGTTGATTTGGGTTGCGTTAGAATTACCTACAGATTATGAGGATTATATTTGTGATGTACCTTATGGTGTATCTGATATTGTAGGAGATGAATCTGAGGATGATGGTGAGGAAGATTATATTACAGCTAAGATAGTAGATAGTGGTAGTATTGTAGTTACTCCTGTTGGTACATTGTCTTATGATATTGGACTGGATACAGATAGTGGTACTTCATTTGGTTATAATGTTAAACATGATTTTGGTGATTCTGATGTTGCTGTTAAGTATGATAATTCTATGATTCACTCAGTATTGTATGCTATCATTCGTGGTGATATTGATTCTTCTAATTATAAGGAAGAATTATATATTGAAGATATGTGGTCTTTCATTCAAGATATTGTAAATGCTACTGTTGGTATCTCTTATGGTTCTGTATTGAGTATTATCAAAGACTTTGTATGTGAAGTTATTTTTGATATCAAATAATAGTTATAAATAACATTATAATCTGTACAGGTATAATGTAAGGGGTATAGTGTTACATGGATATGTTGATATTTATTAGTCAATTCATAGGCTTCATTGTATTAGGTACATTCATTATGTATGTAATGGTTGAAGTTGTAAGAGAAGCATATATTATGTTGTATGGGTTGGTTAATTCTTTTAAAAGTGATATAAAGGATATACACATAGGTGATAGTGCTACTAAAATATTGCTTATTTCGTTGTATAACAAAGGTTATCGTTATGTACGTCTTTTGTATCATGAAGATGGTAAAAACTCATTACAGGTGGCAATTTCGCAAGATTTAGGGTATTGTGATGATGTGTATGTTGATGACTATATAGCTTTACAGTTATATAGTGCATGTATTGCCGATACAATACCATATGCTATTAGTGATGTGATTGATAGGTTGTAGGGGTGCGATATGGATATTAAAGTATTAGATTCTAAGTATATTAGTAGTTATGTAGTTAATTCTATGTTAGAAAAACATGTTATTAATGAGACTGAGTTCTTAAATGTGTTGAGTGCTATGAAAGAAAAAGCTAGGGTTGATTTTAATAAATCACAGGAAAATAAAGAGAGTGCTAATGGTGAGGATTCCATTGTTGCACATGCTGAATATGAAATCTTATCTGTTGTAGAGGCTGTAGCTAAGGAATATTTAACTAATAATAAGTAGATAGTTATAATACCTAATTTATGTGGTAGGTTGACAATTACCTGTATGATTATGCATAAATTGAGGTATTTTGCTCAGGCGAATACCTCAATTTTTTGTATATAAGTATAATTCTTGTGTATAATAGGTTTTATTATTTTTCATGGTTTACAAAAGATGAGGTAATATGTTTAAGTATAGAATACTTTTCTTTGTGGGGTTTTTGATAGATGTATTTATTATGTACATGTCTATGTTGTGTTTACATCAAATCATTTTAGATGGTAACTTTTTGTCATTTGATTTTATTTTTATTGTTGTGTTTATATCATTTTTAATGTATGCTATTCATTTGAATTTTGATTATTATAGTGAGTGTAAGAAGTATTATGAATCTAAAAGGAATGGTTTTTAGCGTATGGTACATTTAATTGGTGATATACATGGTGATATCACGCAGATAATGAAAGAAAATCTTATTAAAGATGGAATATCAATCTCAAAGAATGATGTTGTTATCGTTTTAGGCGATTTTGGTGTTATGTTCAAAGATATAGAGCAACATAGATTAGCATTAGATTATATTAGTAAATTAGATTACTATGTAGCTTTTATAGATGGAAATCATGAAAATTTTGACTATCTAAACTCATTACCTATTGTTACTAAGTGGGGTAATAAAGTACATAAACTTAACAATCGGTGTTTTCATTTAATGAGGGGAAACATATATAAGATTGAGGGTAATAGATACTTATGTTTTGGTGGTGCTAAATCGATAGATAGAGATTATCGTGTGTTGGGTGAGAGTTATTGGTTAGAGGAGGAACCATCCTCTAGTGATGTTAAAAGACTGTCTAAATCCTTTGGTGATATAGACAGTGTTGATTTTGTATTAACTCATACATGTAGTAATGCAACTTTACACAAGATGAAGAGGATTAAACCTTTTAATGATAGTTGCTTGACGAGAGATGTATTAGATAGGATTGAAGAAAAATTACCTAGTAGAGTGTTGTGGTTCTATGGTCATTTTCATGTGGATGAGGTGGTTGATGAACAGCATATATGTTTAACTAATGAGACTGTGCATTCTATTGATAGGGATTTATCAGTAACTAAGTATGAGCATTTGTTTAATTTCGATACATTTAGGTTCTTTGATTACATTTCATTACAGCGTGTAAATCAGATGTTCAATAGCATTAGTAACAGTAATATTGATGAAGTACGAAGATTGTATAATGGTGAGGAGTAAAGTACTATGGCACATACAAATGATAGAAGTAGGACTATGGCTTTATATGTAAGGGATATGTGTAATATGTTAGAATCTGATGAGTATGGCTACAGAGATAATAACAATGTATATATTTGTAGTGTAACTATAGGTGGAAGTTCTAATGTAGATTTACAGTATGACTATGCTTTAGGAAGTATAGAGATGAATTTTAGTAATGGGTATTCCATTACATTACGTAGAAGAGATAGGAATACTTATACTGCATCTGTGTGTTATGGTTTAGATACAATCGATAATATTTTATGTAGAGATAGTTCAGATATCGATTATATTATTTTCATGTATCTTCTTTACAAGGCTTATGTTGGTGTATGTGACATGTGTAGTGAGAGTTATGATAACTATGTTTTCACATATGATTGTGAGGAAGCCCTAAATTTTGATGATATGTTCTATCATAGTATATCTTCATTGCATAAGTACTTTCTAACATTTATTAAGGGTGATGAACTCGAAGATTATAAGATAGAGGGTAAGAATGGTCTTAATGTTTTTACACTTGAAGATGATGTCTATGGTTCTTTTGTAGCAGAGTATGTACCTTATACTTTGGGTGGACAAAAGAAAGACTTAATTGTGTTTAGGTATCATGAGTTTGATAAACTATATTTCTATTATGATGTATTAAAAAGAGATTATGTGATAGAGAAGAATGATAGAGTTGTTAAGTATACCAATATGACTTCTATTGTTAGGGATTTAAAATACTTGTTGCACAAAGTTAATGATTTGTTTGGTGGTAGCTTTGATAGTTCAATGTATTTAACATATAACCAGTTGAATAGCACATTATTTAGGATGATTTATAGTGTGTTATTGTAGATTTAATAGTGTATGGATGTGTTCCATACACTATTTTTTATTTAGTTTATACATTCATGTTGAAATTTTATATGTTAGGGGTTTACAACAAAATGTAGATGTGGTATTATGATTTTGCAAGGAATATTACATAAGTTTACAACTTATGTAAACACTTCATTGTCATGTAGGGTAAGTGATAATGACATATACGCACACATCTTTGTAATATTCCTTGTATGTATATTTTTATTTCATTTAATATGAAGGGGTTTTATTATGAAATTACAAAAGAAAAAAACTTTACTGACTGGCTTGGTTATGGCATCTCTTGTTGGTAGTACAGCAATGGCAGCTGGTGTCGATAACACTGTAAATGGTGGTTTTGGTGCCGAAGCTTATGGTTACACAAATACTATCACTGCAACTGGTACATCAGCATTTTCTGTTGGCTATCAAAATGAAGTATCTGGTGCTAATAGTATTGCATATGGTCATAATAATAAAGCAGTTGGTTCAAATTCTATTGCTGGTGGTGAAAATTCCGAAGCAAAAGGTTATAGCAGTGTAGCTATTGGTTCTTCTGCACAAGCATTATCAGATTATACCTTTGCCATTGGTTCTCAGGCACGAACTAATGGAGCTAACACTGTTGCTGTAGGTAATGGTTCATATGCAAGTAACGATAATGCATTGGCTGTGGGTTATGGTACTACAGCAGGTGGTAAAGACTCCATTGCTGTTGGCTCATTTGTTAAATCTAATTCTGATAACAATGTAGCTATTGGTACTTCCGTTACTACTGATAGTAATGATAGTGTTGGTATTGGTACCGCAGTTACTACTAAATCTAATAATAGTGTTGGTATTGGTAACAATGTTGTTAATAACCTTAGCAATAGTATTGGTATCGGTAACGGAGTTGCTACTGATTTTAATACTATTGGTATCGGCAATGGTGTTGAAACTAAGGTTCAAGACACTATTGCTATTGGTAACGGAGTAGTATCCAATGGCGAATCTTCAGTAGCTATTGGTAATGGTATTCATGCAGATGGAGTTAAAAGCGTAAACATTGGTACAAATGTATCAGCTAAAGGTGTATCTTCTATTGTTGTTGGTCGTGATACAGAGGTATCTGGTGATGATACTACAGTAGTAGGTGCTAACAATGGTACTGTTGGTGCTGACCAAAGTGTTGTTGTTGGTTATAACAACAAGGTACTGGATAACTCTAAAGAGCAGTTAATCTTTGGTGTAAATTCTCAAACTAAAGGTCAAGGCTCCGTTGTGGTTGGTTCTCATGCAAGTGCTACAGAGGTTGATGCATTAGCATTTGGTAATAACACTATTGCAGATGTACAGAATGGTGTTGCCATTGGCACAAATTCTGTTACTGAAAGTCCTGTTGGTACATCTACAGTAAAAGACAATGCTACTGATATCCGTTTCAGTAATTCTACATTCGCAGGTTCTACACCTGATAGTGTAGTATCTTTCGGTACTCATGGTCGTGCTGGTGCTGGTGGGGTAACAGAATATACTCGTCAACTTCAAAATGTTGCCGCAGGCAGAATTTCTGCTACATCTACGGATGCTATCAATGGTTCTCAGTTGTATGATACTGCCCTAGAGGCACAGAAGCATAACACTGTAGTAGATGGTGTTAATACAACTGTTACATCTAAAGACAACGACTTTGGACGTAAAGAGTATAAGGTTAATGTTAATAAAACATTAAAAGATATGGATGCTGTTGAGTTTGGTAAAGATACAGATACTACTCATGCTGGTATTAATAAAGATGGTGCTTATTTCTTTAATGGTAGTGAGCATATTAATATTAAACCTACAGGTATTCAAATTGAAAATACTGATACACTAACACAAGCTACATTCAATAATGAAGGTATGCAAGTATCTGATGATAATGCTACTATCCGTTTCACTACTACAGATATTAGTGCTGGTGGACAACAAGTCCACGATGTAAAAGCAGGTACTAAAGATACAGATGCTGTTAATGTTAAACAGTTGAATGATAAGGCAAGTTCTTTAGATAGTGCTATTACATACAACACATTTAATATCAATAAAAATGCTGAAAAAATTGGTGAAAACAAAAACAATATCACTAAAAATGCATCTGATATTAAAGATTTAGGTGATAAAGTAAATAAAAATACTTCTGATATTAAATCTTTAGATGAAAAGATTAATGTTGTTGGTGAAGGTGCAGTAGTTAAAGCTAATAACTATACAGATAAACAGGTAGCTAAGGTTGGTGCTAATGCAGCCGCTTTGAGTGCCTTGCATCCTCTTTCTTTCAATGCTAATGAAAAGGTTGAGTATGCTGTAGGTTATGGTAACTATAAAGGTTCTAATGCTGTAGCAGTTGGTGTGTTCGCACATCCTAACGAAAATACATTATTATCTTTAGGTGCTACATTTGGTACTGGTGATAATATGATTAATGCTGGTGCGACATTCCGTATCGGTAAATCTTCTAAACAAGTTACTAATGCTAATACAGCCGTAGCTAAAGACGTTCAAGACTTAGCTAAAAAATATGAAGCATTGGCTCAAAAATACGATAATCTTGTTAAACATTTAAATGCTGTAGAGGGTACTGATTTTGATGTAGAATATCCTGATGTACCTAAAACACATTGGGCATATGATTTTGTTAAAGATTTGTCTGATAAAGGTTTCTTAGTAGGTTACCCAGATGGTACTTATAAA